GCCAGTTAGCATGGCGTAAACCACTTCTGCCGGGTTGGCTCCTGCCGTATCCCCTGTGCCTATTTTCTTATAAGAACTCCCAAGAAAATTTGGGAAGTGGCTTACTCGCATTTTTATCGGCTGAATGAATGGGCTCTCTCCAACGTTGCCGGAATTTTTTGTCTCTTTGGTGGATGGGCCGTACCAAACCAGCTTGGCTACCCCCTTGTGGTAGAACCCCTCTCCCAGCTGCTCTGTCATGTAGGGGTCAGGCCTTTGGTAAATAGACCCCGGATAAAATCTCACTAGAGCTTTAACCCCACCCCCAGCAGCAGTTCCTCCGAACAGGTTTCTCTCATCGATGTCTATCGTGTTGTTATATATCGGCTCCCCCTCCGCGTCCGTACCAGTTTGGGCTCCGCTTACATTACCCTGCCACGCCAAGTTTTCGCCGAACCATATCTCAGTTATTTCGTCTAGCGTTCCCCAAGAGATTACCAGTTCCATCCCGATGTGATAGTTGTAGGCAACGATCTGGCTGGCCGTAAACAAGTTTCCGCCTTCGCGGTTAGGTCTGGCCTTGTAGTCGCCGAACCAAGTAACGTTAGGACCCTCGACCAGAACATCCCCAAACACCACGGGTATCGCCCTGTCTGCGTCAACGGTAGGAAGCTTGAAGTCATCCAGACCCTTCGCCTTGATACCGTCCTCTGCCATCAGGCGTGAGGCTATAGCCGTTATAACTAACCCGACTACGACCTGAATCATAGCTATAGCTAAAGGACCCATCTAATTAACCTCCGCCCGTGGTGTCGATAATCACACCTGCTTTCGTTAACCCGTTGAACGGGTTTCTGTTTGGTATAGTGGTAAAGCCTAGAAAGTTTTCAAAATTGCCAAGCTCTATGCAACGCTCTTTGCTGCGGTTACATCCTAGAGCTACCCTTATTACTTCGCCCGCCACCAAATCTTCGAACGGCCTAATAAGCCCAACCGTTCCAGTAACTGAATCAAAAGAAGTTATCATCCTGTAGTCAACTTCGTTCTTTACTAGAAGTCCTCCGTTGTAGGAGTTGTCCGGTTGTCCTATTATTGCCGGGATAGTTACGCTGTACCCAGCAACACTGCCTACCGGGGTTAAAATAGAGTTAGCGAATATGTCTAAAGTACACCCGCCTCTGTAAAGAGTGTGCTGACAAGTGAATCCGAATTTGTAGGGGAGTCCACTCCTCTGCAAGATAGTTGTAGCCGACTCGCAAGATAGGGTTGCTTGGTCGTCCTCTCCCCACTCGCAAGCGACAACCCTTCCTGTCCATATATTTACTAACTCAGACTCGCCTTCATGCCCAGCCTGTATTGTAAGACTTATAGCTCTAGGGGAAGATATTAGAAAAAGGTTGGCTATGTCGTGATTTCTCATAACCTTAAAATTAAGCTTACCTTTATCATCGACGTTGGTTTCTTTTATCTCCGCCGACTCCATAGGTTGGTCTGGTAAAAACTGAAGAGTATCTATCGTAATTATTTTGTCGGCTGTGGTGTAGCGGTAGCTGGTATCACCGGCCCTGAAGGTAAATAGCTGGAATGGCTTTCCAGTATTTCTTCCTGTCTCTACACTTTTAAATGTCATTTTTAAATATTCCTCAAGGCTGGACGGCTACTAAGCTCATTTTTACGTGAGCAAAGTTTCTGTCTTCGTATTTGATTGTCACTAGGTCGTTGTAAAGCCTGTACCAAGAGACCAAAGAAACTTTCTTAATTTCTTCTGGGGTGAAAGTAGTTCCCATGGTGGTTGTAGTAACTACGTCAAGAGTAACCCCATCAACCTCTATAGCTGCTGAACTTATTTCACGAATTATCTTTGTTCCGTTCTTAAGCTCTACCATAACGTGATTTCTACCAACGGCCCCGTCAACTAACAGGCCGTAATAGTTTTCTATCGCTTTGAATCCAGTAGCCCCATCACTTACTGTTTCAAGTATGGTGAAATCTTTGTTCCAACTGGGCATCCAGAATCCGTTGAACTTTCCTTCCCGCCTTCCCAAGAACTCACGGAACCATTTCATCTGGTCCCTTCCGTTAAGGAACCACTCATACTCTTGGACTATGTCAGGTATGCCGGACCTAACTGCTATAGAGAACCCCTGCAAATCGTAGTCCATCACCCGACCTTCCGAGATAAACTCAACCTGAGAACCGTTTCTCCAGTTTGGCTCCATCAGAAGTATTTCAGAAGATTGGTAGAGGTTGGTTGCAGCTGCAGTAGGGATGTATGGGTCAGTCTGGACCGGCTCGTGAATAAAGCTGAGGGTCGACTGTAGAAAATTTGAAGTCTCCCTCTTCATGGAGACGTTAAGATCTCCATCTATTCTAGCCAAGTTTACAGGAGCTAACACTGTCGGCCTCCCCCAAGTTCTGTCCAAACCCTTTTTCAGATTCACCACACCAGACGCAACGGTATCGATTTCTTGCATCTCGTAGGAAAGGCCGTCAGTTACGAACATAAGCGCCCCTGAGGTGTAAGAATAGCCTTCAGTAGCTACAGGTATTCCCGTTTGTCCAGCAGACAGGTAACTCTGAGATAGAGTGCTCTCCGTCCAATGAGGGACGGCAAAAAGCCGGTTCTGCCAACCCCACAAAAGGTTCTCTAAGTTTGCTGCGGCATCGTCTTTAAGGCTATAAGAGTAGCTCTGTCCTCGTCTTGGCTTTGTCCTTATTCTGGCCCTCTGCTCCAAACCGCTGTAGGACTTTATAACGTCAGTCTTCCATTCAAGAGTCTCCGTCATAGGGGTTGCCCAGTCAGGCGGCATCGGTATAGGTATTACCCTATTTCCAGTTACTGGCGCATCGTTATTGGAACTGCCAACTACTTGGTCATCTACTACCCACCTGAGAGTTGCCGCTATAGCCGGAGGTCCGTCATTGGATATTTTTACTGTGTAAAGCAGAGCCTCCAATCCCCCCATGATATAGGGAGTTCCGACAGGCGGTATTATGGTCAGTCCTTCCGCGTTTATGGATTGGACGTCATCAAGGTCTACTGGGTGGAAGAATGCGTTCCAGAGTTCTATCGTCCTTTCCTGAGCCGAAGTAAGATTTCCTAGCCGCAGCTGTGACGGAGTAAGGTGTATTCTGTGGTAGAAGTCGTCTGAGTACCTTCCTACTTCAGCCCCGTCAGGGCCTGTATTTGTATTAGCTCCGCCAAGCTGCCTCCTTATCTCCCTTCGTTTAACAACTTCTGCTTTTCTTCTTATTTTAAGATTATTTTCTGAAAGAAAGTTACTAACATAAGTTCCTGAAAAAGTCTCAGGAGTAACTATTCTTTCAGATGTAGTTATGAACTGAAACTCTGGCGAGTAAGTTCCGATCCACACGTAAGGAGAAACATCGTGAGAGGCTTGGGTGTTTACATCCCTGCCAATAAGGTTACCCGTTAAAGCAGCCATATCAATTCATCCTATAAGCTGCAGCGTACCATTCGCTGTAAGGGGTGTTGGTCGGAACTCCGGGCCTTGACCTAAGTGGGAATATTTTCCAAGTAACCCCTCCTTCTGTGTATTCATTTCCGGGCTGAATTAGTCTTATCTTAGCCAAGCGCTGGGCAGGCGTTACCCCGGCCAAAAAGAAATAACTGGAGTTATCTGGGTCTCTCAACCTAAGGTAGTTATGCAAAAGATTCGTGCGATAGTTAGCCCGGTTATGGTGAGTCTGGGTCATAATATCCCCAAGCATACCGCCGGTCGTACATCCATAGGCTATATTAGTGGTGCTTGTTGGGTAATCACCAAAAGCAAACTGTTTTGGCCATGAGTCAGGATCGTTTTCATCGAAGGCAGTTCCATCGGTGCTACAGTAAATCAGCGTTCTAGAGCTAGAAGGTGCGTACCTTGAGGTGATATTGTCAAAAATTCTTGCGTTGTAATCGCTATTTAAAGAGTCTATATAATTAGCGTTACCGTTATTGTAAGTTACCGCAGCCCACTGACCTCCTTTCCAATCGCCGCTCTTAACAACATTCCCTATGCCGCAGTGGTAATAGTAACTATGAAACTCTCCGTTAAAGTCCGGAGTAAAACTTTCTATAATTATAAATAAATAAGGGGCTCCCTTATCTACCCCCGCAAAAACATGCGCTGTACATATATCTTCTGAACCGTAGGTTAAATAATTACCGACCCGGTTAGAGCCGGGGTAGTACCCTGTCTGAGTGCTGAACCCTCTAGGGTTTTCAGATAGCACAGCGTAGTTCGGCGCGGGAGGTAGGTCGTGACTACCCTGCGCTGGCCAATACGGGTATAAGCCCTCGGGACCCTCTCCGGGGCCGGGGGGCGGTCCCCATCCGTTAATAGTTGTGTAGCTGATGAAGTTGGCGGTGTTTCCGTAGTAAAAGACCGGCTTTGCGGGAGTCATAAGACACCCCACTCTAAGATCGTTGTAAGCTACCCCGCTATAAAGATGTAAAGTAGTAAGGTAGTAGTCGTAAACGTTAACGTTCTGTTCACTGCCTACCCCATCATCCCACCTTAGATAAACTGTTTTGGAAAAATCATTGTTAGCGCCGTACCAAGAAGAAGGTAACTGCTCGCCGTTTCCATCGTTATAAACTTCTGCTAGAGGATTCCAAGTACTATTTACAGAGCCAAGTACTTCTCTAAAGTAGCCGGTATCCGCGCCTTTATCTTTCCCCGTAAAATCGTGCATACTCCAACCACTCTGAACAGTGGTGTCTAACCAAGTTCCTATTTGCTTTATTACGGTCCACATAACTTCAGCTTCAGCTTGGTCGAAAGAAATTGAAGTGTAGTTGTAAGAATCGGCAGGCATTATTTAAACTCCTTGAAACTTATAGGCCCATCCGTAGTTTCCTGAGTTAGGGCCGGTAGTTGTATTTTTTGCCTTCACAGGAAAAACCATCCAGTCAGTGTCAACTATGTCTTCCGGCTGCAAGTTCCTTATGTTTATGGTTCTGAATGCAGGGGCAATACCAACTATCCTGTACCAAGCATCTTCGGCGTCTCTTACGCGAATGTGGTTAGGCATTAACATGGCTCTGCTGTTCATAGAATTTGGGCTGTCAGATATAAACTCTCCGTTCATCCCTCCGACAGAACCTCCTACTGCGTTGTAGGTGACGTCATTGTTTCCGAAGTAGTAGCATTCAGCAGTACCCGCAGGGTTTTTCTGATGTAGTGAAACGTGCCCTCTTCCAGCAGACTGGTAAGCAGAAGAGCTGTCAAACATTCTCTGGTGGTGGCTATCTCCAAGACTTCTCCAGTACGTGGTACTCATATTCCATGTAAGGCCGACCGAAAAAGGAACATCCAAATCCCCAACCCTATTCAAAGTCCCAATCCCGAAGTGAGTGAATATTCCGGCGGTAGTTTCGACCACCGCGTAGAGATACCTTCCACCTGTCCCTTCGGTTCCGCCAAATAGATGGTACTTCGTGAATGGGCCGTAAAGCTCGTCACAATAAGCTGAGTACTGGTACCCCTGTTGATCGTCGTAAGCGTAAGGGTTAGAGCCAAGACCTGTCTCAGACCAACCCTCTAAAACTCCTCCTACTAAATAGTTGTCGTATGTTTCGTACCCATTAGCTATAAATAGGTAGGCTCCGGGAATGGAGAAGTAGCTTGTTCTTCTTCTGTTGGCATCAGTTGCGCTGTTAGAAACTTTTTCCCAAGGATTGCTCTGTAGTAAGTTCCAGCCTAGAGTATTAACCGCGAAGTAAGTCATTATCTGATGAAGAGCGTCACCGCTAGCGGCGGTCCCAGTCTGATAGTATCTAGCCATTTTTTACGCCTCCAGCTTAAGAGCGTAGTAATCCAAGTTGCCACTTCTATAAACACTTTGAAATACTGGGTAGTCAATACCTCCGACTACAATCACGTTTTCAGAAGCATTGGCAAATCCGGGACACCAGAAACAATCTTCAAGTTCTCCTAGAACGTTCCCGCCGTTTTGGTCAGAGTACAGAACCATAGGTAGCATTGGATACACGTCTCCGGGGGACTGCCTTGTACCGGATAGAAGGTTTCCTCCGTATGGCCATATGTTTGTGTTTGTAGGGGCTATTTCACTACCACTCGAATCGTATTTGTTTTGAACAGTTAGCCAAGTACCTTCTATCGTGTATATATAGGCGGCGTAGGGGTCGAAGAAACAGCGGTGGTTGTGAGACTCGTTGGACCATCTCACGCCGTTAGTATTTCCGTTTCCAGATCCAGCTACGAGAAGTGGATATGGGTATTCGTTAGGTGTAGCGTAAGGCAGTATGTATCCAAAATACCCGTTCATGTAGTTAGTTGATATTTTGAAAGTTATTATAAACCTTCTTCCGTTTGCAACTATCCAATAAGGAATCTGAAACTGCCAAGCAGCCATGTACTGCCCAGTAGAAGGACCGGGCTGGTAGGCCCAAGGATCTAAGGTATCAAAACCTGTCGTCCCTACAAATCCAAGATTATAATAATCAGAAGACTCGTCGTAATAAGTGTGCATGTTTACGTGTATTTCGTCTGCCCCTGCTATACCCGGACCCTGAAGATAAAGTTCGTTCGCGTAAGTCGCCCCAAGCGCAGGGTCAACGTTCATGCTGTTATTAGCCCCCGGATTAGTCTCCACTCCCGGCAGATATTTAAGCTCAGTCCACTGCTGGGTTCCGGGAATTGAATTAGCTACCATGTCAAATGTATACTCGTCCCCAATAACGAAATCAGTAGCTCCGTACCTTATCTCGAATCGCACCAAACTCATTACGTAAGGAAGCCCGCAAGTGGCAGGAGCCTGAACCCCCGATACGCTTCCGACTACGCTGAATACAGCTACCCCGTCACCTCCGCCGGTAGTGCAGGTTATGGTCCAGCTTTGCGCCGTAGGAAGACCTCCGGGTAGTAAGTCCCTAAGATAGCCGTCTCCAACATTGGCAGGATTGGTTATCTCGTTCTCAATACTCATCTTCCCGGTTAGGTAGTACCTCAACCTCTGAAACAGGTTGAGGTAGTCACTGGCGATTCCAACTGTATAAGCCATTATCGAAGTATCCTCTGAATAGTGCTTTTGTTTGCTCTCATGTAGTTCACAATTGCCTTGCTACCTGCTGGAGTTTCCAGAGCGGCTGCGACAACGGAAGAGCTATCAATAGCGTTGACGATAGTTGTGTCATTCTTGTTAGTAATAGACGCAGGGGAAGCAGCTGCGGCTGGTCTAGCTGCCGTCAGACCTACCTGCCTTCCCATAAGAGCCCCGGTGTTGAACGCAGGTATTTTACCCTTTTTGTTCAGCATGTTGATAAAGTCTTCTCCCAGAGCGGCGGTTGCTTTGGCCGTCAGGATAGACTCTCCATCTGCCACGCGGATCGGGGTAGTGCCCCGGTTGCTCAGGTAAGCTGCCAGTATGGAATCGGAGGTGCCGGTGCCGGGGCCTGAGATGATCCCGGCGGTGCCCTTGGCGTAGCCCTTGATCATCCCTGAGCCAAGGATGCCGCCCTTGGCACCGGCTTGTGAGGTCGCCAAGGCAGAGCCTATATCGCCCAGAACGCTGCCAGCGTCCCCTGCAGCCGATCCTGCCGCTGCTGCTGCCAGTGCCCCTGCCGCTGTCGTGAGAGCCCCTGCAGCAGTGGTGAGGGTAGTGCCTGCCAGAAACAGCTGGGTGTTGGCCGTCTGTAGGCCTATGGTAGCCGGTATGAGCGATGCTGTTACAGCCGCCCCTACTGCCGTGCCAGTTGCGGGGGCTTCAGCAGCGCCCGCCAGAGCGCCCGAGGCGGCGTCTGTAGCGGTACCTGCGGCATTCCCAACCGCCGTAGCGGCAGTTTCCCCCACTCCGCCCAGCAGGCTGGAGATACCAGCCGCCTGAAGCGCCTGTAGAGCCTGTGTGGCCAATTCGTTGACGATGGTCTGGATACCCGTGGTAACCAGCTCACGGCCTATCTGGTTGAGCAGGTCGCCCATCAGCTCTATAAAGTTGTCGCCATCCAGCACCGCAGACGCAATCGCATCCCCGATCCCCTCAATCGCGGTCAGGAATGTATCGTTGATCCGCTCGGCCAGATTCTTGAAGGCAAACTCACCGTCCTGCAGGGCCTCCGTCAGGGTCTGGGTACGCAGGATCTGAGCCAGCTCGGCATTGGCCCGGTCCTGAGCCACTGAGGAGTTCTCCAGCAGGGCAAGACCCAGCGAGAAGGACTCCTGCTCCAGTCTGAGCATGCTCTGTTGGAGCCGGTCTATCTCAAGGCTGGTATTGGCAGCGTCCTCTCCCGTCTGGTTCGGCAGGTTGGCCTGTTGCTTTGACAGCGCCAGCTGGGTAGCCTCCCGCTCTTTCGCCACGGCCCCCAAATTGAAAGAAGCCTCCTGAGCCCGCCTCGCATCCCCGATGGTGCCCTGCCTTTCGCTGAAGGCATCGTTAGCCGCCCCCAGAGTAATCGGCTGGTCTCGCAGAAGCTGGGCCTGCTCTCGCAGACCGTTGGTCAGCTGCTCCAGATACTGGGTGAACTTCTCGGAGTTTTCCCGGATATCGCGCAGCAGGTATTCCCGCTCGGCCACTTCCTTGTGATAGAGGTCGGCGGTCTCTGCGATCAGCGGGCTGATGCCGTCATCGATGAGCTGCTGCTTGAACACTTCAATCAGCTCGGCCTGAGCCGCATCGATCTTGTCTATGGATTTATCGAACAGCCCAACGTTGGGGTCACTGGCACCGGAAAGGTTTATCAGACGGTCGGCAACCTGCAACTCCAAGTTGGCGGCTTGGTCACGGCGCTTAAGAATAATCGCGTTATATTTATCGCGAACATCCTGAATTGTTTGCAGAGCTTCTTCGTCGAGGTCGATTAGCTCCGCCCGAGCTTTTGCCAGCTGGGTTTCCAACTGGTTCAAAGCTTTGGCTTCTTCTACGCTGGTTGTAGCTCTCGTGCCGTTAGGATCAAGCCTATTAAGCTCGTCCAGAATCTTGTTTATTTCCTTGTTCTTTTCTACAGCAAGAATATCCCGGCGCTCGTTTATCGGGTTAGACGGGCTGTCGGTGAGAAGGGTGTCGATGTTCTCCTTGTTTTTACCCTGCCGGTTACGGATGGTCCGATCCAGTTCGGCTACTCTGGCGATGTTGGCAGGGTCTGGCAGAGTGGAACGGAACTCCCTGACTCTCTCCTGACCTTCCAGCGCGGTGTTGGCCTGCTCGTTGGCGGTAATGATCAGCTCTATTATCGCTTGCAGACCGTTCAGCAGCTGCGGATTCTTAAGGTCGTCGGTAACGCCAGAAGCCGCTATCTGGTCGGACAAAGTTTTCAGGCCGTCAGGCAGAGCGAGGAACCCTTCCAGCGCTTCCTTGGCGGTTGCGTCATTTGCTCCGGCCAAAGCTGCATCGACAGCTGCCTCGCCAGCAGGAGAACTCAGCAGCTCTGATATTGTTTTTACCTGAGAGAGGGCATTCTGTCTGGCGGACTCAGCTGCCTTCTTGGTAGCCGCCGCTATGCGGACAACTTCATCGTCCACAAAAGCATTGACGCTATCCTGAACAACAGCAGCCGCAGCTGAGTTTACGTTCTGCTGGGTCTCAGGCGTAATGAATCCAGTTCTGCCGCGAACCCTCCTACGGCTCTTCGGAGCAGAGGAGGACTTGATAGCCTCTGCCTCGTCCAGTCCGTCCTGAATAGCCTGCTTGAATGA